GGTGGATTCGACGCTGGAGCGGCTGCGCGAGGAAGCGGCCAGGACTGGCGACATGAGCAAAGTTCATGCGTACAAAAGCAGCAAGAAGGCAAAGGCATGAAGTGTCTGACTAGTTGCACTGCGCGCCTGTTGTGATAGAGTAGGCGCTAAATCGGGTTTCGCCAGCCCAAAATCGGCAGAGCAGGACGCAAGAGGTGGCCATCCAGCCCTGATTGGATGAGACGAGCAGACGGCAGCGGCAACGCTGCAAAACCCTTTTCTCATTCACTCAGGAGCTACCATGCCCAACGCCTTTTCCAAAGAAGAGCGCATCGCGTTCGAGGACATCCTCGAAGGCTTCCAGGATGCCCTCGTCCTGTCGCGCAACGTCGCGGTCTACAACACCGACCAGACCATGATGGAGCGCACCAACAACATCATCTGGCGCCCGCAGCCGTACATCTCCGTGTCCTACGCCGGCACGGACATGACCACCAACTTCGACGACTACACCCAGCTCAGCGTCCCGGCCACCATCGGCTTTTCGCGCTCGGTGCCGTGGTCGATGACCGCGACCGAACTGCGTGACGCGCTGCAAGAGGGCCGTCTGGGTGACGCTGCCAGACAGAAGCTGGCCAGCGACATCAACGTGGCCATCATGAACGTCGCCGCGCTGCAAGGCTCGCTGTTCGTCAAGCGCACCGGCGCTGCCTCGGGCTTCGACGATGTGGCCGAGTGCGAAGCCGTGATGAACGAGCAGGGCGTGATGGACACCGACCGCTACCTCGCGCTGTCCACCCGCGACTACAACGGCATGGCGAGCGATCTGGCCAAGGCCTCGCGCTCGTTCGGCAACGAGATCAGCGACAGCGCCCTGCGCCGCGCCTATGTCGGCCGCATGGCGTCGTTCGAGACCTACAAGCTCGACTACGCGGTGCGCAAGGCTGCGGCTGCTGGCGGTGCTGGCCTGACCGTCTCGACCCTGGCTGCTGCCGGCAACTACTGGACGCCGAAAGCCACCTCGGTGGCGACCACTGGCGAGTCGGCCAATGTGGACAACCGCTTCCAGACGATCACCGTGTCCTCGACCACCAACGTCGCGGCCGGCGATTCGTTCACCATCGGCAGCGTGTTCGCGGTGCATCACATCACCAAGCAGAGCACCGGCATCCTGAAGAGCTTCCGCGTCGTCTCCGTGCCGTCCGCGACCACCCTCGTCATCACCCCGCCGATCATCAGCAACCAGGGCGGCACCGATGCCGAAGCGCAGTACCAGAACGTGACCATCGGCACCCCGTCCGGCACCGCTCCGATCGTGTTCCTGAACACCGTGGCCGGCGCGATGAACCCGTTCTGGCAGAAAGACTCGCTGGAGATCCTGCCGGGCCGCTATGCCGTCCCGACCGATGCCGGCGCTGCGGTGATGCGGGCGTCGACCGACCAGGGCATGGAACTGGTGATGACCAAGCAGTACGACATCAACACGATGAAGACCAAGTACCGGCTCGACACGCTCTATGGCGTGGTCAACAAGCAGCCGGAGATGAGCGGCATCATCATGTTCTCGCAGATCTGACGCCCTCGGACAACGAAAGGAACACATCATGAGTTCGCTTCTTCTCACCCAGGGCACCGTCACCGTCTCGGTGCCGGCAAACGAGTCCATCGCGGTTTTCTGCCAAGGCTCGTGCGTCGTCTCGCGGCTGGTCGGCTTCCCCAACTACCCGGCGCAGCAGACCGTGCTGGGCACCGTGAACAACGGCCAGACCGTGTTCGGCCCGTACACCAGCGGCGCTGACATCGTGATCGACGCCTCTGGCGGCGTGCAGGTGCTGTACGAGGTGGGCGTGTCCCCCCAGGTGCAGCAGCAGCGCCTGCTGGCCCCGGTGCAGGTTGCCCCCGGCACGCTGAACGCCACCGGCACCCTGACCGCTGTGCTGTGCCTCGGCGGCATCGTGACCTCGACCAGCGCGGCCGGCGTCGTTGCCACGCTGGACACTGGCGCGGTGATGGAAGTTGCATCGCAGTTCGCGGTGAATGACTCGTTCGATTGGGCGGTGATCAACACCGGGCCGAACACCTTCACCGTGACCGCTGCGGCGTCGGGTCACACTGTCGTCGGTGCTGGCGCTGTGACCACCGGCACCTCGGGCCAGTTTCGCACCCGCAAGAGCGCGACCGATACCTTCGTGACCTACCGTCTCGGCTGATCGGTCTGAAGGAGACGCGGGCGGTTAGGGTTAGGGGTTCCTGGCCGCCGCCCGCGTTGTCACATCTGGAGAGCACGATGCCGCTAAAGAAGGGCTACTCGCAGAAGTCGATCAGTGCCAATGTCTCGCGTGAGATGAAGGCCGGCAAGCCGCAGAAGCAAGCGGTGGCCATCGCGCTGAACACTGCTCGCACCGCTGCGATGAAGGCTGGCAAGCCGAGCAAGGCACCCGCAAAGGCGAAGAAGTGACGCAAGTTCTGCTCTATCGCTCGCCGGGTCCGCACTTCGGTCCTCCGGGCAAGACCTACGACTGCAAGGGTTTCGAGGCTGAGGAAGTGGCCGACGCGCTGGCCGATGGTTGGTGCGAGTCGTACCTGCAAGCCATCGGGCTTGAGCCTGCGCCTGTGGCCGAGGCGGTGATCGGTGAGCCTGTCGATGAGCCTGTGCCGGCTGACGATGAGCCGCCGACCCGTTCCGAGATGGAGCAGCAGGCAGAGAAGATCGGACTGAAGGTGGATCGCCGCTGGAGCGACGAGACGCTGCTGAAACGAATCACGCTGGCGATGGCTGGCGAAGGGACCAACGATGACTGACATCATCAAGAGCCGAGATCAAGTCAATCGGCGCAACCGCGACCAGCTCGACGGCACCTATGCCGAGGTCATCAGTCCTGCCAAGCAAAGGCTGTTCCGCACGACCTTCGCCAAGGTTCTCGCGTCTGGCGTTGATCCTGAGTTCTTCACGCAAATCGGCGCGCTTGGCACTGGCATCACCTACAGCCAGACCGGCGGCAATCTGGTGATCAACTCTGGCACGACGACCAACAGCGAACTGATCCTGCGGTCGGTGCTGACCTTCGAGGATATGCTGGAGACGCGCTGGCAGACGATCCTGTCTCAGCGTATCGCCAACAATGCATTCTTCGTCGAACTGGTCGATGTGATTGGCGACGGTTTTGCGTTCGTCATCAACTCGGCCGTCTCGGTGACGGTGACGATCCCGAACAGCCCATTCCGGGCCGAGAATGTCGGGCAGTCGATGAACATCGGCGCGATTTCTGGCGCGGCTGGCGTCGGCGGTCGTTATGCCATCGCATCTGTCAGCGGCAACAATGTCACCTTCACCGTGGCTAGCTGGCCGGCATCCGGTGCCGGAACCTGTTCGCTTTTCGGCTGGAACTTCCACCGCTGCGAGTATTCGGGCACGACCGCCACCAATGCGGCGTATGACGCGCAGCGGCGCGGCTGGAACTCGGGCAACACCACGGCGACGATCAACACCACGGCATCGCCTGGCCACATGGGGATCATGGTGCAAGAGGATGGAATGACATCCCTCCTTGATCAACTGGTGGCCAGCAGCACGGCTGTTCAGACCACGATCCGCGCATCGCGTGTGGTGAACATTCCTGACGAGCGCATTCCTGTGTATCTGCAAATCAGGATGCAGAACGGCACGGTTGCGCCTGCAAGCACGACGGCGTGGACGATTGGCATGGTGAGTGTGAGCGACTACGCCGCCGCGAATGTGTCAATCAACGCGATCCGGCCGCAGGGCATCAACTCCTCGATGCCGGTGAACATTGTCAATCCGTTACCGACGGGCACGAACAGCATCGGCAACATTGGCACGGTGACTACTGTCACGACCGTTGCGACCGTGACCACGGTCGGCGCTGTCACAGCCGCCAACCTCAACATCCCCGGCATCATCGCTGATGTGGCCTCGGCCGCGCTGACGACCACCACGACCACTGCGGCGTTCACTCCGACCTTCGGCATCTCCTATGAGGTGAACATCCCGGTGACCGCGGTGACCGGCACCACGCCGACGCTGGATGTGGCCATTGAGGAGTCGGACGACAGCGGCACCAACTGGTTCAAGGTGTACGACTTCCCGCGCATTAC